CCCGGTGTCGATGTTTGCAATCTGCAACAGACCGCTTTGATTTTCTGCAAAAGTATAGGCCATTTTATATTCTCCTTAGGCGATCAGCACGCCGCAAAATTGCGGGCCGCTGGAGCAAAGATTGCCCGCCCAGCCGATCAATTTAACGATGGCGTCCTGGTTGACGGCTTGCCGTTCGCCGCCGATCGGTACAAAATTCCTGTCTACGTGTGGCCTAAAAAACGCATATTTCGTATTTAGGAACCACATGTGATTCGCCGTCGCAGCCGCACCGATACCGCCATCGAGCACAACGTCGGATGCCATGCCAGCGCCGTAGTATTTCAGCGAGGCAAAACCAGCGCCAGCCATCGACGAACCAGAATCAGAAATGCGCTGAATGGATTGCAGAGATTGCAGATACAGACGATAGTAGTTATTGTCAGCAACGATCAGATCCGGTTTATCGGTTCCGCGAATCAGTTGAACAGCGACCGAATCCATATACTGCTGGATGTTGGATGCCGTAGTAGCCGCGCCGCCGTTCGTCACGCCGGAGAAAGCAACCGATTGCCAGAAAGAATAGCTGGCGCGGTTAATGCCACCATACGTACCGGACGAAGGAGCATCCGGAACCATCGCTGCAAGCCCGGTGATGTTTTTTCCGCTGTTTCCTGTGCCATCAAGATAGATGTCACCAGAAATACGGTTAGCCAGCTGCGCTTCGGCTACGTTCATACGACCGTCAAGCAGGTCAATAATCGCTTCCTTGCCGCTGTTCTGAATCATCTCCAGACCGCTGATCGAAACCGCAGCAGCGTATTGCGTGATACCGAACTGCGCCGCACTGATCGGGCTGTTTTGACTGACGTTCAGCACTTCATAGCCGCTATAGCTGTTGGTGTTGTTCGTCGTGCTGTCGTTATACATTACCTCTTGGAGTATGACATTCCCCCCACTGAAGGTCTTCACATTCCCGCGCTCTTTCAACCGGCGCAGAAGCGCGTTGTTATTTGTCCTAGTGTTATGTTTCGGCTCTTTATCCGAAACCTGCACATTCCTTTTATGTGCAGAGCAGACTATCTCATCGCAAGTTTTTCGCTCGCTTGGTGGCGCTAATCTTTGCGCCATGCCCTTTCGGCTTTCCAAGCTGCGCCAATCTACGTTTCAAGTTGCTTTCCGCGCTGGGCCGGTAGCCATTTGCTACCCTTGCCGCTGCTGCTTTTGCTGGGGCATTTGGCGGTGGCCTGAATGAAATTTCATTTTCATTCAACAGCAGACCTTGCGCGCCATATTGCCGCATCCAAGCTATTTCGCGTTCGCGCTTCTCAATCACAGAAACCGTGTCCGGCATTGTTTCAAGCACTTTCATTTGAAACAGTCCGGCGTGATCGTTCCACGCTGCTTGCAACCTTCTAGAAGTATGCTTACCGGCTTTTAACAGGCTTCGGTGCTCTCGCATCCTCTTGCCCGGTTTGCCTGCTGTGCAGCCAATATACGCTGCCCCAGTGCTTGCATCTTCCAATCCGTAGATTGTTACCATTTGGGATTCCCCTCTGTGGTTAATACTTGCGCTCCGCGCTCGTGGGGTTTTGCTTCCGCATCGCCCTAGTCGTTACACCTTCAGCGCCCTTTTAACTGCGCCGCTTGGCTCGGTGTTGGCATCTCAGCTTTTCACCGAATTCACGGAGTTTTTTAACGTCTAATGTTAAACGTTGTCGGCCAGCTCACCGCTACGACTTTGAATGTTGGTCGCAATGATGTCGCTGATCGAGCTATTGGCAAAAGCCATGATGAAAGCTCCTTATAAAATTATTAGAGTCGGTCGCTCATGTTGTCGAATTGCTCGGCAAGTAAAGCCCGACGATCATTTGCTTTGGTATTCGTCACGGTTCCTGGTGTGGATCCTCGCACGCTCACCGCTGCCGCCCGCGCCGACTTAGCAGCTTTATTTGCTGCTGCTCTTTTTGCCGTATCCAATTCAGCTTGTTTGCTGGCCTGGACACTCTCAAAAAGGTTCGGATCTAAGCGTAAAGCCTTTTGATACGCGTCGTCTAAGTCGCTGGCCACACCGCTCTGTAGGAGCTGGATCATTACCGGTCGCGCTTCTTCAAAATGCTCGGCAGTCTGGCTGAAACTGTTTATTTCACCCAAAAGAGCCTGATTCTGCTGCTGTTCCTGTGCCTGCTTCCATCCCTGCACTTCGCCACGAACGTTATTTAGTTCGTTTTGCAATGCATAAATGGTCGGGTCAGTTGGCGCCAGTTGTGGCTGGTCGCCCATATCGTTTAAATTTACTCCGTAAGATTGTGCAAGTCTAGCAAAATATTGGCGTTTTTCTTGCGGATTACTGTAACGTAATGCATGATCGGCTTCCATCAGCGCCTTAACCGCTTTAGGCGCATCTATACCAAGCCCCTGTATCGTGTTCATGTAGGGGTTCAAAACCTCCTGCATCTGGTCGGCAAACTGTGCTTTTGAGATAAGCGGCTCAACACCGGCTTTCATCTCGTTTTCACGCTGCCAGGCATATTCCTGTATGCGAGCTGGAGCAGCCTTCCAGTCCTCGTGGTAATCCTTTTTCCAGCTCGCCGGTGGGCGTTTCCACAGCGGCTCCTCAACCGGATCGGTAAGCTCTGCTTTTGCCTGCGGCGGGGACGGTTTGGAATACTTGCCAGCATCATCCCGCGGCCGGTCGGCTTTTGCCGGTTCAGCCCTTGCAGGTTCTGGAGCTGATTCAACAACATCATCAAATTGCTGGGAAAGCATATCCCGGCGGCTGTCTTGGTTTTCTACAGGCACAATCTCATTTAAGTCGGACATTTTTGCTCCCTGTGGGGGTTATCTACGGGTAAAACGTATATCGTCGCGGAGCTTGGCGAGCACGCGGTTAGCCTGGTCGTGCGTCATGTTGGCAACCTGCTCCCGCAAAACCTCGCGCCGCGTGTCTTTTCCTTGCGTCGGCTTGGTTTCCATTTTTTCGTTGCCAATCTCGATGCAATTGTGCTGCCGGAGGTGGGCCCGGTGCTGGCTGCGGCTGGTAATCATGCTGCCGTCTGCCATTGATTGATAGGGCAAAATGTCCGGCATTATCATCGGCGCCACCGGATCTGCGTAATGCTCTGACTTCTCAACTAACTGGCCATCGATTTGAATGTAAGTTTTTCTCATAGCAATGTTAGAACGTCCTCGTCGTCAAGTTCAAGGTGGGTATCCCAGATCCGCTGCACGCGGTCAAGATCGGCAAACAGCGCGTCGTAATTGATGGCTGGGACCGCTGATTTAGCTTTGGGCTGCACAATAAACGGCGCGGCGATTTCCTCGGCGATTTCTGGTCGTCCTTCGACAATGCGCTCGAATGCGTCAAGAATTGCCTGTTTTTTCTTTGCTCTGAGTTTGCGCTCGCGTTTGAGCTGCTCTTTAAATCGTCGTCCGTCGTGCGTGTCATCGATGACGATGACCGGCTGCGGCGCCACCGTGACCGTCCCAACATCGCCGGTCGCGCTGTTGCCTGACAACTCAACAGTGACAACCAGGCCAACAGATCCCGCGGCGCCGGTTGCCTCAGTTCCTGTGACCGGAACCGTTGTGCTGACACCCTCTGTCCCGACCTGCCCGGTAGCCTGCACGCCGGATAGTGCGATTGTGATTGTGACGCCAACAGTGCCTGGTGATGCCGTTGCGCCAGCACCGGTAAGTAAAACAGTTGCGGCAGCACCGACATTACCCGGTGATCCGGTCGCAGAATTGCCGGTAACAGGCAGGGAATCCCATAATGCAGCATCCCATGTGCCGGTGTCCCATCCGCCCTGTGCCATATTTTAGGCAATGCGAATAAGTGCATTAGTGCTGTCATTAGTCGGCATGGACAGCACAAACGTGCCTGCGGTGATTGTTTGGGCTCCGAACGTGTGCGCGCTGATTGCTTTATTGCTCTGCGTCGAGTTGTAAACCAGCACGCAATCAAATGATGTGGTCAACGTTACGGTTGTGTAAGAAAAGCTGGCGCTCGGCGTCCAGTATGCCGTAGTGCCGCTGGATGTGGGCGCTGTGGCGTTTGTTGCCGTGACCCCACCAGCACTATAGCCAGTGCCGGAAACCTCGCCAGTGACGCTATACGCGGTCGTAGAGGCATTTACAGTGGCGCTCGCCAGATACAACGCAGCTTTTAAGGTGTCTGCACCAGTTCCAGCCCGAATGACGGTCGTCCCCAGCGCGTGAATGCCGCTAAGAATCTCTGTTTTAAAACTGGTGCACATTGCCTGCGTGTTAGCCATTTGGGAAACTCCCTGCTTCGGATATTGAAACTATTGATTTTTTTAGTCTGACATGCGCGGATCTGTGCACCATCTCGTCGGCAAGCCAATATTCAACCCACGTTGTGTTTTCGTTGTCGTTGTCTACCGATCCTTCACGTTTTTCAAGCAATGAATCGTCCATCTCGCCATGTGTCGTGGTAACAATCATGCCGCCACCTCCACACCGATTGCTTTGCCATCAGGACCGCGCAAGATGCGTTTGGGCGCTGCCAGTGTCTGCATGACACCACCGATACGGTTCATGGTTTCGCCATGCATATTTGCCATGTTTTCGTGCATCTGCGCCATATGGTCAATTGCCATTTTCACGTTATCGCCCAACTCGGCCGTAATTTTCTCGCTTGCCGCCTGCTGCGCCTCGATCAGCGGCAGATCCAGACCGGGATTGGCGCCGATGCGAGCCACCATAATCTTAGTCGCAGCCTCAAGCTCTGTTTTCCAGCGGTTGAAGTCATCAATTGATTTAACCTCTTGCGCTTTCATTTCCATTTCATGCCGCATTTTCTGATCGTCAATCTGCGCCTGCATCTGCAATGCTTGCGCTTCTGCTTGCATCTTCATCTGTTCAGCTTGCGCGCTCGCCTCCATCGTTGCCTGGTCCAGCTGCTGCGTCGCTTGGATCTTTATCATTTCAGGGTTTGTCAGTGCTGGCTGTGGATAGGCCGCGGCTTGCTTCTCTTC